GCCGTCGGACGAGGCGGACGACGAGGACGACCTGGCGCGGTTGGCGCTGGCCCTGCGGCGGCGGGCGGAACGCTGGTATGCAGCCTGACGCGCTCGCCTCGCTCATCGTGGACACGATCGACACAGCGCTAGCGCCGCTCCGCGTCAAACAGGCGGCGCTCGAGGCGCAACTGAGCGCGCTCGAGGCGCTGCGGCAGCAGCTCGCGGCCCTCGCCGGCCTGGGCGAGCGAGTCGCCGGGCTCGAGGGCAAGTGGCCGGTACCGGGCCCGCCGGGGCCGCCCGGGGCAGACGGGAAAGACGGGACAGACGGCCTCCCAGGGAAAGACGGTGTGGCGGGTCTCACCTACCGCGGCGTTTACACCGCCGGCACGGCCTACGCGCGCGGTGACGTCGTGAGCTGGGACGGGTCGGCCTGGCACTGCCAGGACGGGACGACGAGCCGGCCCGGCGAGGCCGGGTCCGCGGCGACGTGGACGCTGATGGTGAAACACGGCCGCGACGCGCGGGGCCGGCCATGAGTGTGCCGCTCCTCACCCTCGCCGAAGCGAAGACGCACCTCCGCGAGGTGTCGACGGCGAACGACGAGGACCTCACCGCCAAGACGCTCGAGGCGAGCGCCATCATCGTCAGCTACCTCAAGGCGCAGGCGGACCCGGCCTGGGACGACACGACGGCGCCGCCGGAGGTGAAAGCCGGCGTGAAACTCCTGCTGAGCAACCTCATGGAGAACCGGGGCGGCGAGGATGAAGCCAGGCGCGACGAAATCACCTGGGAGGCGATCGCGCGCATCCTCGTGCGCCGGCGCGATCCGGCGCTGGTATGAGCCCGCTCCGCGATCGCGCGCCGCGCGGCGCCCGCCGGCACCTGGTGACGCTGACGGGCCCGGCCGCCCCGGTGCCGAACAATGACGGCGGCTGGACCGAAACACGGCTCCCGCTGGATCCGCCCACGTGGTTTTGCCGGATCGATCCGGCGTCGGTGCGGGACCTGGACTTTGTGACGGCCGGGACGACGATCGCCCGCGCCAGTCACATCCTCGAGGGGAGCTACCACCCGGGCATCACGACGGCAACCGAGATCACGTTCCGCGGTCGCGTGTTCTACGTGAACGGGGTCATCAATCCGGAGGAACGCAACAGCCACACGATCGCGTTCTGCGAGGAACAGGTGCCGCACTGATGCCGGGACTGTCGCTGAAATGGGCGGGCGTGCTCGAGCTGCGCGAGGAGTTCCGGCGCCTGCCGGGGCGGCTCCGCTATGAGGCGCGCGTGATCGTGGAGAGTACGGCCCAGCTCGCCGCCGCCGACATCCGCGCCGCCTATCCGCGGCGGACAGGCCGCCTCGCCGATAGCGTCGTCGTGCAGCTCCGCCAGCGGGGGCCGTTTGGCGTCGTCGCCCATGTGCGGAACACGGCGCCGCACGCGCACATCTTCGAGCACGGCACCACTGCCCGCCTGACGCGGGCCGGCTGGCCGCGCGGGATCATGCCGGCCGGCAACGTGTTCCTGCCCCGCATCCATCGCGCCCGCGGCCGGATGTACGCCCAGCTCGTCGCGCTCCTCGAGCGGGAAGGCTTCACCGTCAGCGGGGAGGCGGCCTGATGCCCGACACCTCCGACATCGATCAGGCCGTGATCATGAAGCTGGCCTCGGACGCGACCCTCCTCGGCTACATGCCGAACGGCGTGTATTTCAGTACCGCGCCGCCTGGCTCGACGCGGTTCGTCACGGTGGACTACGTCACGACGGATGACGTGGCGATGTTTGGGGCCCGGTCGCATGAGGACAAGGTGTACCGGATTCTCGCGCGCGGGCTCTCGACGACGAACCCGCAAATGAAAGAGGCGGCGGCGCGGATCGAGGCCCTCCTCGAACATGCCGTCCTCACCGTGCCGGGTTACACCACGATGGTCGTGGAGCGGGACGAGTCGCTCCGCTTCGATGTGATTGACGAGGTCGATCCCAAACTCCGATGGTTTCACCGCGGCGGGCTGTATCACGTGGTGATGAGTCTGTAACGGGTAACGAAAGGGCAACGACGATGGGACGCATTCACGGCAAGCACGGGGAAATCTGGATGGACCCGGCCGGCGGCGCGACGCCGACCTATTCAAAGCTCAGCGACCTCAACTCGTACACGTTGAGCCTCTCGACCGACAAGGTCGAGGTGACGTGCTTCAACGACACGAACAAGCAGCGCGTCACGGGCCTGCCGGATTTCTCCGGCGATCTATCGGGATTTTGGAATTCCTTAACATCCCCGGCCATCTTTGACGCCATCCTGGCGGGCGTGCCCGTATGGCTGAAGCTGGTCCCGTCCAGCCTCGAGCCGACGTTCTTTTTCTCCGGCAAGGCCTACATCGACGGCGGCCTCGAGGTCAGCGCGACCGGCGCGGCGACGTTTTCGGGCAGCTGGGTCGCGGCCGACAACTGGACGCAGGCGCCGTAGGCGCGGCCGCCGGTGGGCGCCAGCATCCCGATCCGCGGCACCAGGGGCGCCGTGCGGTGGGCGTACTACACCGCCGCGGCGATCGAGGGCTACGCCGTGCGGCCGATCGGGGCCGGCCTGTGGTCGCTGTCCGCCACGGTCACGCTGGCGGACGCCTACCGCCTGCGGCAACGCCCGCTGACGTTCGCCGCGGAACTCGAACACAACCGGATCTGGCTGTGGCCGATCCTGGAGCTGGAACTGGTCGATCGCCGGCTGACGGCCCGCCTGGGGCCGCCGGTCACGTAACCGAGGAGACCCGCGATGTCACGTTTTGTGAAACCGGAAGCCGTCACCCTGCAACTCGCGAACGGCGATACGTTGACCGTCAAGCGGTACCTGAGTGCCGGCGACGTCCACGATCACGACGTCCGGCTGTATGCCGCCGGGGTGGACGGGACGCCGCAGGTCAATTACGCGGAGATCCGCTGGTCGATCGTCCGCGCGTATCTGCTGGACTGGTCGCTGACCGACGACGCCGGCCAGAAGGTGCCGATCGCGCACCAGCCCGACGCGGACGTCCTCGCCCGCCTGCGCGACCTGCATCAGGAAGACTTCGCCGAAATCTTCGCGGCGATCCGCGCGCATGCCGACGCCATGCAGGCGGCGCGGGCGGCCGAAAAAAAAACGGATGGGCGCGCTGGGTCCGCACCAACGTTGCCATCGCCCGCCGATGCGGCTGGACCTACGCCGACGTCGTTGCATTAGACGCGGACGTGTACCGGGAAGTAATCGCCTTGCTCCTCGAGGAACAGCAACAGCAGCCGTAAGCCGATGCCGATTACCGCCACGCTCGACGCTGACTTTGAAGACTTCTACCGCGAGACGCGGAAGGCCGAAGCCTCGCTCGAGTCCCTGAAACAGACGGGCGGGACCGTCGGGCAGCCGCTCGCGCAGTCCTTCGCGTCCTTCAAAGGCGCGACGGCCTCGGCCGTGGCCGGCTTCGACAAGATGGTCGGCGGGCTCGATTCCGTCGATCGCTCGCTCGCGCTGATGGGCATCAACGTCACCAAGGCGATCGGCGGCCTGCGCGAATTACGGATCGCCATGCTGGCGCTGCAGACGTCCATGACGCCGTTAGGGCTGGCGATTGCCGCCGTCTCGGCGGCGCTGCTCGCGTGGGAATTCGGCCCGAAGATCGTGGGCGCGATGAAAGACGCGAGCCAATGGATCGCGGACACGACGGCGAAGCTCATGGACTGGGGCGACGTCGCCGCGGAAGTGGCGGGCTACAAGGCCGATATGCTCGCCCGCGCCTCGCAAAACGCCGGCCGCGCGATCACCGATCTGACCGAGGCCATGCGGATCAACAAGGACGCGGCGCGGGAGATGGCGGAAGAGCAGAAGAAGGCGGCCGAGGCGGCGGCGGAGGCCACCCGCCGCTGGCGCGCGGATGTCCTGAAGGACTGGGAGGCCGACGTCGAACGGCGCAACCGCAAGTACCAGGAGGACGTCGAGAAGCGCAAACGTCTGGATGAAGAACGCGACGAACAGCGTGCGCGCGAAGAACAGCAGTTTCGCGAGTTTCAAAACATGCTCGGCGAACGGCACCTCGAGGACGAAGGGAAGCGCCTGCAGGCGGAAGCCGACGCGCACGCCGCGATGCTCGCCAAAAAACGCGCCGACGAAGAGGCGTACTACGCGACCGCCTTCACGGTCACCGGGCAGGGGCCGAGTGTGCCGAATACCGGCAGTCTGATCCGCGGGGGACCGCTGGCCGTGACGCCGGGCGCGCCTGGCGGCGTCGTCGGGTTCTCTGGCGAAGGGGACATCCTGGACCTGATCCAGAGCACGCTGGACGCGAGCGCACGCCTGTCCGCATCGGCGCCGCCCAGCGTGAACGTCGTCAACAACTTTGCCGTGAACGGCACGGGTGAAGAGATTGCGCGCACGGTGGAACGGCACATCACCGCGAGCATGAAAACCGGCCGCAAGTGGCCCTCCGCCTAGAAGGGATGTCCGATGGCGATTAATCGCGGCCCGTGGAATGCGCTGATCGACGACGACGGATCGGGCACGACGGGATCAGTGTGGAACAAGGACGCGATTAAGGTCGTCATCCTCGATCCGATCGACCTGGCGGCGGGCGGCGCCAACACGCAGGTGCAATTCAACGACAGCGGCGCCTGGGGCGGGGATAGCGGGCTCACGTACAACAAGAGCACGAAGGTCCTCAGCGTGGGCGGGGATCTCGTGCTGGGCGCCACCGGCGGCATCATTCGCCGCAACACCGTGGCGGGCTCCGACAACGGCTATCTCGTGCTCACCGCTGCAAGCGGGACCGATGTCACGCGCAGCCCGTACCTCGCGGTCTACGGGAATCAGGTCGCGGGCGTCGGTGGCAATTTGCGCGTCGGGCTGGGCACGCTGGCCGGGGCGGGATTCGAGGTCATGCGCGGGGACGGCAACCCGGCATTGCGGGTGCGGGGGAGTGATGGGCTCGTCACGCTCCCGTATGGGCAACTCCAGTTCCCGACGACACAAGTACCCTCGACCGACGCATACACCTTCGACGACTACCGCGAATCGGCGTTTACCGCGACGGACGCGAGCGGGGCCGGCCTCACCTTCTCGGTCAATGCGGGGTACTACGTCAAATGCGCCCGCGCGGTGCAATGCACCCTCAACATCACCTTTCCGACGACGAGCAACGGCGCCGCGGTCGCGCTCGGCCTGCCGGTGACGGCCGGCGCCACCGGCGTGACGCGCTACGCCGCAGCTATCGCGTACAGCGATTACACGGCGGGGGCGTTCGCCGCGGGCGTGGCGGCCGGGACGAACGTCCTGCAGTTCTTTACCTTTCCCGGCGCGGTGCAACTGAGCAATGCCCAAATGAGCGGCAAGACCATTCACGTGACGGCGATGTACGTCACCACGAACTGAGGTTTGCATGG